GTCTAGGTCAACGTACTTCTGTAGAACTACAGTTGAACCTGGGATTGCTTGCTTTGCTGGGCGCTTATCTGCGACAGAACGAATTAGGGGTTCTGAACGGAGAGCGAACTCGAGAAGGCGGTCGTATGCCTTCTGTACGAGACCAGCACCGCCAACTGTACCACCGAGCGACGTGCTCGAGGTATCTGTATATGCGTTTGCCATTTTTTTTAGTCTCCTTGACTATGAACGGATATTATTGTTGTCCTTGCATCAGGGCGATTAACTCTTCCATAGAACCTGCATTGTCCATGCGTTGTTCTAGGTCCTGTGCTCGGTCTGGTGTAACGGCACCCTGGGTCATGACGTCTTGCTGACGTAGTGTCGCAAGATTTTGTTCATCACGCTTCTGTGATACCTCTATACCAAATAGGTCAGCGTTCTCGTCTAGCCAGTTCGATACTGCCTCTTCTGAAAAATCACCATCTAAATCCTTAAGGACTAGACGTGCTGCCTTCTGGTTTACACCCTTCTTTTCTAGTACTGACTTAACGGTAGACTCACGCTGCGACTTGGTAAATCCCTCAAGTTGCTCAGTGAGTTCCTTGATACGCTTCTCGTCTGCACGCTTGGCTTTGCGTAACTTTTTAAGTAAGTCACTGCCATCCAATTGTGTGTCGTTGTCGTTATCTTGGTCATCGTCTTCGTCGTCCCAGTAGTTGTTGCTCATAGCAACCCACCCTTCTATTCGTTGTTAGTTCGCAGGCCACAGTTCAGTTCGGGGAAACTGGCTGGCTCCTACTATCGGTCTATTACTCTGACGGGGCCGATAGGTCCGTTCAGGATTCTAGTATTGTCCTATTGTTTGCTGGGTAAGGCTTGTTCTATTAGTGCCTGATGTGCCACTAAAGGATGCAATCTCACGTTGTGTAAGTTTTTGACGCTTACGTTGTGCTGATGCTAGGCTATTAAATACCTCTTGCTCAGCTTCTGTCTGTCCGTAACCATCAAGAGTTGAACCATAGATATCAGATAGTTTCTCAGCAGTTGGAAGGATATCTGCAATAGTTGCGTAACCCTTCTGGGCTTCTGCTTGTGTAACACCCTGTGCTGCTAGTTGTTCAGCAACAGATACACCAGCCTGTAGTCCTTGACGTGCTGCTGCTACACCAATTTCAGATGCTGCAACCTGACGTTCAATCTTCTGGAACTGCTGGTTAGGGTCTAGTACATAAGCAACTAGGTCTGATTGACCAATGCCATAGTAGTCACGCAACTGCTTTGAGATAGCAGGGTCAGCATTCTGTACGCGCTGTACTGCTGTAACTACACGGTTAGAAAGTTCTGCTGCAGATACATCGTTAGCGATGAACTGAGATACATAGTCATCAGTATCAAATTGCTTTAAGCCATAGGCACGTAGGACCTGACGGTATCCATCTTCAAGATTAAGATACTCTGCTGGGTTAAGAACCTGTAGGCCCTTCTTCATGCGTGCATCATTAGCCTTAAAGCGTTGCTTGTACTCATCTGTTTCCATCAAGTCGATGGTGATAGTTGCCTCAGTTGCTCCATCAATTGCAAGAGCACGAATCTTATTGGCAAGGCCGCCTAGGTTGTAGCGAGCAAATCTATCTGTTAGAATCTTGATTGTTGATTCGCGCTGCGCCATCTTTGCTGATTCTGCAGCAGCCTTAGCTGCTATATCTGCTGCGGTTGAACCAGCTGTAGGGATTATTGTATTGCCAGTTACATTGATATTGGCTGCCGCGGCAGTTGCCGCTGCCTGTGCTGCAGCAGTTGCTGCTGCTGCATCTGCTGCATTTTTAGCATCTTGCGCTGCCTTAATTGCTGCAGCGTTACCTGCTGCTTGCGCTGCTGCTAAATCTGCGGCGGCTTTATCTTGAGCTGCCTTTAAGTCTGCTGCGGCTTTTGCTGCTGCTGCAGCTGCATCCTGCTGTGCTTTGATTAACGCTGCTTTTGCTGCAGCAAGTTCGGCTGCAGTCTTCGCTGCTGCAATTGCAGCCTCTGCCGCGGCTTTGTCGGCTGCTGCTTTATCTGCTGCTGCCTTTGCAGCGGCATCTGCTGCTGCTTTGTCGGCTGCTAATTTCCCAGCGCTCTTATCGGTTGTCACAACTTTACCAGTTACTGGGTCAACGGTAGATGTAATGCCAATACTTCCATAAGATTCAGTAATTTGCTTTGCAGTCGCTGCAGCATTTGCTGCTGCATCTAATTGAGCCTGAGTCTTACCAGTATTGCCAACCTTGACAGTGTAATAAATATCTTCGGCTGACAGAGCACTTGCCGCTGCCTGCGCAGCCTTATCTGCTGCTGCTTTCTTGGCCCGTGCCTCCGCGGCTGATTCAATTGCAGAGATTGATTGCTTAGGAACGTTTGCTAAATCTGCTGCTTCTTTTGCTTTAAATTGCTGAAGCGTTCCACCAGTAAGAGCGGTGTATTTAGCAGGGTCTGCTTGGCGAATATACTCAAGATAAGAAACTCTATCCTCAGGAGGTAGGTCTGCTTGGAATCTATTCCATTGTGCTTCTGTATATGCCATTATGCTAGTCCCCAATCGCGTAGAACTTTAAGAGACAATGAGTCAATAGTATTACGTGCGTTATTTGTGTACTCCCACTCAGGCTTACTGCGTAATTCTTTTTCAAACTGCCACAAAGGCTTAACCGCAGGCTTGCCGTCTGGTCCAATATACTGTAAAGCAGCACGTAGTGTTGGGTCTTCAAATGTAATTGAGTCAGCATCGCGTTCTAATATGTTAGCCATTGCACCCTTATAAGCAGAGGCAATTGAATCAACGCTAATGCCATTGTTAATCTGGTCAGAATAACCAGGGAATGCACTAGCTGCTGTAGAACGAATTTCTGCCTCGATATCATCTACTGTTGTTGTTCCAGTAAATAAGTCTCGTGACTTCTGGTCCCAGTATGCCTGACCTAAATACTTGCCTACACCAAATGAGTTTGCATATGACTTAAGTGATGATGTATCACCAATGATGTTTCCACCAAAGCCAGTAATCTTACCTGAGAATCGAATCAGTTCATCGAACTGGTTATCATCTAGTCCTCGCTCATATGCATTCACTGCAAGACTATCAAAGTCTGCCATGTTAATCTTAACACCAGCAGTAACTAGGCGCTTGCGAGCTGCAGTCTTGTACTTATCTAAAGAGTCTTTGTATACTCCAGGTTGTTCATTCTTTTGCTTTACTCGCTGCTTTACGAGAGGACTGAGGTCTTGGTAATATGAAGTCTTATATAGTTCTTCTAGGGCTTTACCAGTATTGCCTGCTTTGAAGAGCTCATAGATTGGTTTTAGTTCAGGGTATGCTGCAAGGAGTGCTTCGCTAATGCCATAAGAGATAGCGGTTTGGACACCTTCTTGTTGAGCCTTTGCAGTAGCATTAGCCTTAGCAGCCTCTTCGGCTGCAATGCGTGCAGTGTTTGCTGCGTCTAGTGCTGACATTATGCTCCTGCCACATTTCCTGATAGCCATTCAGCCCACCTAATGCGGTCTGCACGGTCTGCATCATCTGGATTTAATTCTCTTAATCTTTGTTCGACAGTTGCTTGAGCCTTCTCGGAAGTTAGGCCAGGAGTTGTTGTTTGTACATTCTCCATCTGGCCTTTTTTATTCCTAACCTTCTTATAGGTAGTAACAGTTCCTTGGTTAAGTTTTTCTAAAACCTTAAGAAGTTCTTCTTTTTCATCATCCTTAAGAGTGCGCATAATTGAAGTACTTGCTGATGCCCACTTATCCATAGCAGCAAAGGTCTGAGCTTTGTCTAGCTGAGAAATGCTACGTGTAGGTAGGGTTGGCTCGTCGCCTTTAACACTCTTTAGTGTATCAGCCAGTAGTTGCATAGGTGTAACCTTAGCACCCCTACCGCCCTGGTAAATTTGCCCTGCAATTGTAACCATTTTTTCCCATATTCCATATGCTTCGATTTGGTTAATGGATTTACCTTTGGATGCATAGGCGCCAATGATTTTATTTTGCAGTGCTTCATCTGTCCAAAAGTCTGTAATAACAGTATTAGCAAATTTAATATCAGGCACCACGGAAGATACGGGCAGGCCACCTTTAAACTTTAAATCAGTTGTCTTGTTTTTATCACCAAACCATACAAATGCCGTGCTGCCAGGAGCTCCTGCTGCAAATGTTTCTGGTTTAGAAAAATCAATTACACCTGAAAGGTCTGCAATAATATCATCCGTTATACCTAGCGGTGCATTCTCTGCAAGCTTTGGCTTAGGTGGAAGTTGTGTGTTATTCTTACTCTTAGGCGGGGTCTTTGGCTTACCAGATAGTTGACGATTAATCTCTACTAACTCTTTACGAAGGCCCTCTGTTGCCTTTAAACCCTTTAGGCGTTCCGCAGCAGTACTGGTAGTAACATCTGTTTTAGTTTTTTGCGCAATAAGCTCAATGAGAACATTCTTACGCGCTATCAGTTCTTCTCTAGTTGCCATGTTATCGTCCTGAATCTAGGTATTTGTCATAGACTCTATCCTGTGATAAGAATCTGTCGTAGATATTTGCAAACTCCAAGTCACCAGCTTTAAGTTGGCTGACATAATAGTCAAGAGCCAAACGCAAATCCTGGTTCTGTTTGGCATCTATATTGCCAGATGCTCGACCGCTCAAAGTAGCAGCAAGGCTGTCGCGTATCTTCATGTACAAAGTAACTGACTTCCATGTAGGGTCATCTCCGTTGTCCTTCATAAAGGTATCATCAGAGATAATCTTTCTGAATCCAGCAATAGTCTTGGCTGACTTTGTACCGTCAACATCTCGATAGTCCTGATACCATGCGCTAGGAGCACCTGTTGGCTCACCAGTTTCTGGGTCTACATCAGATGCTAATTGCTGTATAACAACTTGCTTTGCATATGCTAAGTCTTCAGCACCTGCTGATTGGAAAGAAGAAAGCCCACGCTTTTCAAGGTGTGCATCTAATATAACCATAGCACGGCGGTACTTAGCCCAGCCTTCACGAGCAGCGTTTTGCATCTGTGCTTCTTTAGGGTCTTGCTTACTGCGATATGTCTCAGGAGTTCCTGGTGCAATTGCAGTTTCTGACTGCCACCAGTATGCTGTAGGATTAAACTTAGCAGCACCTGAACCCTTAGTAATTAAACCAACTAAGTAGGAGTTATCCCCTACTACTTCGCTGATTAATCTATTGTATCGCTTAGCATTCTGAACATCATCCATTGTAGCCTGTGAACCTGTAGGGTTCTTAGACAATGATGTAGCAAATCCAAAGTATTCTGGAAAGTCTTCAAGAAACTTAGCATCTGCTGCTAGGCCGTAAGTACGGCTATACTCACGCCACTTGTCCATGTAAAGCCTGTATGGGCTTTCAAACTGTGGAGCGAAAGGTAGAATCAGGTTAGCAGCCACACGCATCTTATAGAATGCGTCTGTCTTTTCCTTGATTTCAGCATCGCTTAGGTAACGTTGATTAGTTTCCTTAGACTTCTGCTGCTCTGTTAGCCAGATAAGCTGGTAAGTCTTAGCATAATCATCATTGTTTAATCCTTGTACACCCTTAATAAGGTTACGACCCCATGTAGGTAGGAACTGGCTTAGTGAATCGTCAGGTCCATATGGGAACGCAAAGGATACAACCTCTTCTAGTTCAGGCTTTAACTTCAGTACATTTGCTACAGGAATAGCAGCGAATGGACCGACAGATACACCGAATGGATTACCTTGGAAGATAACATCGAGGCTTCTCTTGCTAATGCCTACTTCATCGAGGGACGAAAGTCCTTGACCAATAATAGGAAGCTTCTTAAGCGCCTTAGGGATTGGTAACCACATAGTATCGTTGGCATTTAGTGCTTGTCCTGGTAGGACTGGCTCGCCAGTTTCTTCATTAGTGATTAACCCTGAGCGTTCAGGTGCATTCCATACAACGTTAGCACGGTTTAGAATAGCAGGATTTTCCATACCAATTCTGAACCATGTCTTAACAGCGTTCTCTTGTGCAGAGAAGAATGGTGATACAAAGCGCAGCATATGTGCTGCATTGGAGCGTCGCTCTACATTGTAAAGGATTGCCTTAACGCCCTTCATGGCGTCAGCTCTAGCACCAGCAGTTAAGTTGTACTGTAGTTCAGCAAACTCCTCACGAGTGTACTTGCCACCCTTTAAGAACTCTGCTGTTTCAAAGCGCTTCTGAATTGACTTCTCATATAGGTCAATAAACAATGGGTGACGTGCCCAGTTGTCTTCAGGAATAGTTGCTAGGTACTTAAACAAAGAACTAGTAATACGATTAGACACACCACGAACAGTCAGGTTCATGTTGGCATCTAGCAAGTGACCATGTACTACAGGCAGTACTTCAGGGTCACGGATTGCATTACGTAGGAAATCCTCTGTAATCTTACCAGCTTCTTCGCCAGGAAGTGCTGACATAATCTTTTCGCGGATGCCATATCCTGCAGGGATATAGTCGTCTAGAAACTTCTGTGCTGTAACAACATACTCTAGTGCTTCATCGCGTGGAATACCTAAGCGAGCACGTAGCTCTTTGTTATCAGCAAGTTCTCTAGCAACCTCATCAACGCTTTTGCCAGACATAAGTGCACGAGGAACCGCAGCGTTAGCAAATGTCTCATTGATAGCATTTGTCCACTCTTGATAGTAGTTGACATCTCCTGGGCGCACAGCGCCACGGCCTTTGCTTGATACATTAGTACCATAAATGGTTGAGTAGTCTTCTAGTAAAGAGTAAAATGAACGCTGAGATGAGTTTAACTCGCGGAACAATCCACCAGTCGGTCCACCGAAAGCACCATATACAGTATGCTTTGTTCCATCAATACCATCAACCGTTGAAGTTAGTTCAATGTCCTCTTCGCCGATGCGCTTCTTGCGTGAGGCTACCTTTGACTGTTCTAATCTTGTTAGAGTAGCGTTATTGCCATCGTATGCTACATTCGCAGCCTCAAGTGCCTTCCTTTTTACAACAAGTTCGCCAACCAAGTCTGCGTTGTCTAGCTCTGTGGCAGCGCGTGTTTCAAGATTTGCAACTTCTTTAGTTAGACGTGCAATTTCTGCACCATTTTTTTGAAGTTCATCTTTAACAGTCTTGTAATCTATTTTGCCAGCTGTGTTATAGTTGTCAACTAAGCGTTGCTTTGCAGCAGAGGCGTTGTCGATTAGATTCTTTGCACCTTCGCCAGCATGGCGCAATGAAGCCATTGCTCCTACTGTAGCCCAGATACGAAGTTGAGAGTCAACAGCGTTACGGATAGGATATCCAAGGCGCAGAAGAACTGCAGCCTTCCACAAATCGTTAGTTACGCTTATAACATCTTTAGCGCTACCAGATACTGCGCGGATTGCGCTCTTGTTGCGTTGAATAACTGCGTCAATAGTATCAAAATCTGCAATTGGCAAAAAGTTTGCTGTCTGAGATTCAAACAATGGCACCTTAATCATTTGATTAAGTTCTTTGTCGAAGATAAATCCATCTTCTTTAGACTCAGACATTCTTCCTGTACGTAATTTTACGTGATAATTAAAAAGTTCTTCTGCATCTTCTGGAGCAATTCCATGTTTTGCAGCAACAATTCTATAACCAGTCTGCTCAAGTTCATTAACTACACGAGCACGGGCTTCTGGAGTGCCAGCTTCAGCGTATCGCTGGATGTACGACATAGCATCAACAGGAGTAAAGGTGCCCAATTGTGTACGTGTAATAAGAGCAGCACCTTTTGTAGGAAGCGGCTTAGACAACTTTACCAAACGGTCAGTTACTGCTGTAATTTCACGGATTGATTCACCTTCGTTAAGGTTTACCACGCCAGATGGACGTTCACGGAACGGCCAAGTTACAGAATAATAAAGTTTGTGGAATGGTGTTGGCTGATACATTGAAATTTTTGCATCGCCAATTGCCGCTGAATGATATATGCTGCTTTTAGCAGAAGCAATAAATCTACCAGTAGCCTGTGTCAATCCACCGACACCCTCGATAAGTGAAGGAGTGTCTGAAATGTTAATCAGAGTGTCTACATAACGGTCATGCTTAGCCCATGCTGAAATAAAATCACGGTCAGCTTGAATCTCTTCAGGTGAACGTAGAGCAAACTGTAACATGTCGTCAGTCGTTGCGTCAATTAATTTTGCTTCTTCGTTAAGAAGGACCTTCAAATCACTTGTTGTGATTTCGCCATTTGCAATACGCAAAGGTTCAGCAATATCTGGACGCTTTAATTCTCTAAGAACTTCAACACCGCTCTTGTCTCCCATGACGGCAAGCATTGTATTGATTGCTTCTTCTTTTGTAGCAGAGATTCCAAGCAAGTATGAAGTTGTTGCTTCGTTGCTGCTGCCCTTAATCCAAGGGTGATTCTGTGCCCACACGATATCATTCTTTGCAAATTCATCTGCAAGTCTAGAATACTTTTCTGCCAACTTGTTTGTTGTTGGAATACCTGAGCGAACTTCACGAAGCGCAATAATTGCGTCCTTAGCAGAATCTGCAGCACGCTTGCTTGCGATTAATTTGCCACCAACAATAGACACATCTCCAGCAAACTGAGTTATTGTATCAACAGTACCAGAGGTAATCTTACCCATAAGGCTATCATTGAAAGCTTGTTCGCGTTGCTTGTCATCATAGATGTCAAAGTCGGAATCCATAAACTTTGGAGTTAAGTCATCTGGCAAAAAATCTCCAAGAGCTTGACCGAACTGTGTGGTTAGTGCCTGACCAAAAGAAATTTCATTACGTGCTTCCCAGGCTTTTTTCCATTTTTCAGATATGGAACCTTCGCTACGGTCTGAGCCAAACAATGTGATAGCAGAAAGTGGTTCACGAATTAAATTACGGTTAGTCGCTTCAACCGCTGCAATAACTCCACCAATTGGACGACCAAGGTTTTTACCAAGGTCAATTGATGCTTGCTTAAAAGTACTAAGAATTCCGTTGAATTCTTCTCTATCATTTAGTGGTGCTGTTCCGATATCCCAAGCAAACTTGGCAATAGCAACGGGTGGAAAACCTAAAGCAACATCTAAACCAAAGTCTCTGGTTCCTTTTGCAAAGTCACCAATGCGGTTCCAAATGTTCATTGAACCTCATTCATTATAATTGCTAGAGCTCGTCTTGTTTCAGGAGATGTGTTTTCACGAGATGCAATATAACTTAAAACTGGGTAGTAAGAAGAAATGCTTTTATTAAATTCAGCTGAGCTATCGTTCATGCTTGGAAGCATAAGTGCTTCTGCGCCAGGGCCTGCGCCCATGTTGATACCAGCCATTACTGACTCATCAGGTAGCATTGTTGGGTCTGTAATAGGAGTTACGGGAGGAAGTTCAGGAGCAACATTCATTGAACGTGCAGCAATTGGCGCAGCTTTAGCAAGAGGAGCAGCTGCTGCCTGCTCATTAATTTGCTTGTTCATGCCATATGCAAATCCTTCAGCGACTCTTCCGTCAGTACGACGTGAAAGTGCACCTGGACCTGAAACTGGAGCAGGGTTACCTGGCTTACGATATCCGCCTTGTACTGCCATGTTTCCTCCTACTTAGTAAATTGCTCAAAGATATGAAACGGCGGAGCCGTCTCGTTATTGTTAACTGCTGCAATTCTCATTGCATCTAGCATTGTAGTTCCTGCATGTAGTGCTCCAACTGCAAAGTCACCACCAGAACCAATGCCATAAAATCCTGTGCTGTTCATTCCAACTGAAAAATCAGAATCTATCTCAAAGATAGTTCCGTTAATTCCCAGCAAAAGACTTAGTTCAAACTTATTATCATCATCATCTGATGTTTTATTAAAGTCTACACCTGCTTCAGTAAGTGCCGCCTTAAGCGATGGCACTACTTTATTAATTGCAAACTCGTATAAGTTTGCTTTAGCCTTTACTGTAACTAGTGGAGGCGTCCACCCATGGAGTACCACTTGCAAACTACGATAGTTACCAGCACCACTAATAATATAACTTCCACGTTCAACTGCCTTTGTCATGTCGGGATGAGTATAAACTTTACCAGAAGCGTTGATTCGACTGTCTGCTACAATTACACACTTGTCTTCGTGCTGAACACCGATAATCGTAGTCATTGTCCCCTCCTAGATTATATGCGTCGCGTTGAACGAACGCTTGCTGTTGGCTTTCCACCACCAGTAATACCTGATAGTAAGCTCATAATGTCTGGTGGTGCTGCCTCGATTTGAGGTGTAGCGCCTCCTGCTGGAACACCAGCGGGAACAGGGGACGGTTGCTCAACCGCTTCTAGGGCTCCAGCAGGAGGAACTGGTTGCGGCTGCGGCGTAAAGACTTCTTCAATGACGTCCTCTAGTGCCTGTCCCTTTTGGCGTGCCTTAATGACAGCCGCAATCTGACGCACAACTTCAGAAGCGTCCTGGCCTTGCATAGCCATCTGTGGTATCGCTTGAGAGAGTGCATTAATGGAACCGAGAAGCGATGCTCGCATACTCTCGATTTCAATCTTTTCTACTTCTTGGGTTACGTTAACTGTAAATGGAAGTTCACGCATTGCCATATCCTTGGAGATGAGTCCACCACCAAGTGCTTGCAACATAAAGATAAGTCCCTGTGCAGGGTTAAGTCCTGCCAACATACCATAACGAACATCGGCTGAGTAGTCGCCCTTGATGTCCTTCTTAGGAGAGTATGTGATTTCGTATGGTGAACCTGAGTCCACACCACGGATTGTCTTTTCATCTGGGAAAATTAATTCATCAACTTGGAAACAAAGTTGGATTACATCGCGTAGCGCTGATGCAAAGATTGCCTGTGCTGACTTAACCTGTGTATCGAAGGCACCCATAAGAGCCTGCACACCTTGGCCAGTAACAACTGATGCGCTGATATTTCCTGTACGTGATTCAGGGTAACGTGTACCAACACGCAATTCTTGACCAAGCAATGTCTGCTCAGTAAACGCACCTGGTGGAATATTAAGTTCTACGCGGCGGACACCTGCTGGGTTTGCTGTACGAATAACAGCGTCGCCACCAAGCTGCAACTCCTGCACATCTTGTGGAAGTACAATAGGAGCTTGTACAGATTTTTCTGCAGCTTCCATTGCAAGCAACGCAAAGCGATTGCGAAGCAACTGAATACCAAGGACGTCGTCAAACTGTCCACGTAGTTCATCATCGATAGATGGCTTACGTGCTACTACAACCATCATTTTACCCAATGGATTCTTAGCACGTGATAGTACTAAGTTATTCTTTGTAGGGATGTAGATGATTGATTGGTCTTTGTCGTAGTAACGAATCATTTCAACCTGAGTATTTAAGTCTTGCTTGTAGCCAAAGCCACCTAGCAAGGAGTACTCATACTCAGGATATAATGCGACTAACTCAGCCAAAGAAGTCATGTAGCGTTTTGCAAAGGCAATGCAGCGTCCGTAGCGGTCGAATTCTGGGTAAGCACCCACAGGGTTTTCTAGGCGGATGCGCGGCAACTTTGCTTCCTCATCCATTTCAATAAAGAATGGGAGGAAACCGTAAGTGATATACCAGTCTGCACCTTGGTACATATGTACTGCAAGGTCAGAGTGTGAAAAATAATTAGAGGCAATACGTGTGCGCTTGTCAGCAAACGAACGTGCTCTATCTGAAACAGAGTTGGCAGCCGAACAGTTGACCGCAGGTAGTGGTGCCATAACTTCTGACAAGTCGCTTGCGACAACGTCAATAAAGTTTGCAACTACGTTAGCATCTACACCGTCTGGAAAGAAGTCAGGATAGACAGATGCAATGTTACCCTTGCGGACCGAAAGAACGTCGAGGTTGCGACCGTCGCGTTCAGCGTTGCGGAAGCGAAGATTCTCGACTCTCGCCGCAACTTGTTCGATTGATAATGCCATTGTTATCCTAACTATAAGTTTCTTGCCATTGCTCAGCAAATGCTTCGTCTAAGTTCAATGACATTCTGCTTTGCTTTTGGTATCTGGTTGCCCAGCGATTATTTTGGAACTGACCAACCTTGCTGCCTTGTTGCATTAATTCGCGGATGCGAATGATAGCAAACCATAAAGCCATCACGCAGTCAGTTGGGTTTTTAGTATCGGGCTTCCAGGTAATGAGTTGCTGTACAAGAGACTTGAGTCCCTCTGAGCCTTCGTTGCTTGGTAGTTCGATTAGACCGTTGTCTTGGTAGCGCCCATCATGTATAGTACCAAAAAGGCTAGACATAGATGCTACGCCGAAAGATGTGTCCCACTTGTTCTTACCAGTAAAGTGTGAGTTTAACTGGCAGCCGTAGGTAGCCAGATAGTTACGCAAGTCAGTATCCATAGCGTAGTACTTCTGGTGCGCGTTAATTTCTACACGAAACTCTTGAGGGTTGTACTTCTCGACCCACTCACGAATTAGAGCGTTTTCCTTTTGAGGAGTAGGGTCTGCCATGTTGACGCAGTCAAGTACATAGATTGTACTATCGTCGCGGTTAAGAGTTACGGCTACAAATGCTGAACGGCCAGATACGGCAGGGTCAAAGCCAATTACTGTGTAGGTTGAGCCTGCTCTTTGCGGGTGCCCTGGAGTACCAGGTTTAAGCGGTCCACGCTTTCGCATACCGTTAACACATCCTGCAACTGCTGTTGGCGCGAATATGGAATCGGACTGGACGTCTTCTTGCTGGTAGACCATAGCCCAGACAGATGGCGCAACTTCAGAGCGGCGCGTAAATAAAGAGGGTCCATCCCATTTCGGATAAAGTCCATTGTCATCAGGCTCATCAATCTCGTTCTCCTGCATTGTGGTCTTAGGCCACAGCGTCTTCCAGTTATCAGGCTTCTCGTCAAACTGGAGTACGGCAGGCATCGCAAAGTAAGTAAAGGGTGACTTGCCACCAGACCACTGTTGAGGGTCACGCAGCATCTTATAGAGGTCAATCGGTGCAACTCGAGTGCCAACGATAATTAATTTACCATGTCGCCCAAGGCGGGTAATAACTTCCTTTTGAATCCACTCGAGCTGCTTTTCCCACTCGTGGGCGTTTGAGCCCATCACAGCATCGTCGATAATAATCAGGTCAGCGCGAGCACCGTAAATCTGTGAGCCCATACCTAGGGCTTGGACCGTAGGGTCCTTTTCGCCAGAGTCGCGTCCTGTACCCAGATAAATCATGTCAGCAGACCATTGTGTTGAGTCTGCCTTGTACCCTCCATTTGGGCCGAAGGCTACTTGGAGTTTGGTGAAGGCTGGGTGGGAAAGTCTTGTTTTGATTGCGCCAAGGAATTTGCGAGCCATACCCTGAGTCTTAGAAACAATAATGACTCGCGCATTGGGGTTGGTAACAATCTTGTAGACGACGTAGTTAGTCGTAATGACCGTACTCTTAGCATGCTCAGGAGGTACGTTAATAAGAACACGGTTGGCCGCTCCTGGCTCGTAGGTCATAGCTGGGTCTAACCAGCGGGGCTCACGGCCCTCAATCAGGTCTACCCAGTCGAGGTGATGGTCAAAGAGTTTGGTGTCTAGGAACTGCTCAGAGAAGTCAGGGAAGGAAATATCTCCCAGCTCCTTTAGGTCAGTCTTGATGCCTTTACCCTCGAGGCGAGCAGCCTCGGCACGTGCTTTGAACTCAGGGTCAGTTGCTGACCATTGGCGGAATGCCACGTCTGAGCGGCCGACAGAGGCCATAGCCTGGGTAATCGTGCTACCCTGACTCAATTGCTGCAAGGCCTTCTCTTGCGCCTCGCGCTTGGGGATATTCTGAATCCCAGGTTTTCTACCCATCAGTTGTCCCCATCATTTACAGTCATTTAACGCTGGCCGATTAACGGCAGAACTTCCCCATATTATTATATATTATATTATATATAGGAGTCGCGGAGTCTTAAACGGAGCGACTCCGTATATGTATTTCTATACATATAAGATAACCTGTTCAAATCGTAAAACCGAACAACTGAAACCAATATATTTTTAAAAGCCCTGGTCAGGGCTATATATAGGGGGGCTATAGTATTATATAACAGAAATTTTTGGGAGGATACTATATCCGACCCTGCCAGCGCAATTAAACAATGTGGGGTCATAATGTCTAACTCTCTAGTATAGGGTTATAGTGTGTGTGAATTGTCGATAAATCTATAAGTCTGCATAACTATTTATAGGTTTATCTATTAGCCGACTATCTACCCGACACAGTAATTTCTCAGGGGGCATTAAGTTTTTTCTCAGGAAACTCTCAGGGTTATTCCTTCCCAGATAACTCTCAGGAAACTCTCAGACTTCTAGGGGTCTAGGGTTATACCTATCTATTTAGCGTGTATGCGTGTCTGCACTTATGGCGTGTGACCTAAATCACATTAGGTTGAGCGTGTGTCGGGCTTGACTTTGGCATGGTGAGCATGTAAAGTGTGCCTTGTAAATCGGATAGGGGAATAACCCCAAAGGGTTCACAAGAACGACACGCCACAAGTCGTGTGTAACTTGACCAGCAAGGCGAGAGGGTGTATTATCCTCTCAACAAGTTAGAACCCCGACAAGTCGGGAGCGTCCCTAACTTGACAAGTCAATAGTGCAAGGGTGTCGCGAGTCTCGACTCGCTTACTAGTAACAGTGTCTCGGACATGGTAAGCACGACACGCCCGACACCCTAGCACTTGACAAGTCGCGTAGCGATAGGCTATACTAGGTTCACAACCTAGCGCGACACTAGATTAGGGAGATACCCTATTCTAAGCATGAAAGGATAGCACCTTGACCTACAACCCTTACGGGGGTTTAGGTAGTATCGTAGTCACGCCACCTAGCGTTCGTGCGTCTGATAGACGCTTGGGCACTATCGGGGCACGACTAAGCGACACTAAGCATGGTAAAGCCGTACGCCTAACGCGTACACGCACACGCCATGCCGTCACGACCAACCGACCAAAGGTTGAGCGTGTACTACCAACCCTTAGCGAGCATGAACAGGAACGCCTAGCCCGCGCCCTAGCACTTAGCGAACGCGAACGCGAGTTCCGCGCCACGCTCCCAAGCGTCCACATAGACGCGAACGATTAAGACACGACCATGAGAGAGGTACTACATGACCGCACAAGAACGACTCACTGCTGAGGCGCGAGCCTACGATTGGCTAGAAGCGCGAGAGAGTGCTAAGGCACTATTCCACGCCAACCTGCTCCAAACGTCATGGCAACCTGCCACTAAGCAGACACGCCTACGGGGTCTCCAAGCCCGATAAGATTAGCCACGCCTAGCACTAGGCTACATAGGTTCACGACCTAGCGTGGCACGACTTGACAAGCCGTCAAGCCTATGGTAAGGTAATCTTATCATAACAAAGAGAGGTTAGACATGACACTATCTACAAGTGACATGTTCGCCCTAATGATAGCCTTGCTATCGGTGAACATGGTACTACTGATTGCGTTCCGTAGAGTCTATGTATTAGAGCGCAGATTGCGCAGATACGAAGGCTACTATGACGCACGATAACCTACTGCTAGACCTTACTCAACGTGAGGTCGAAGTTATCCGCATGGCTCTACGCCATCAAGAGGATAACCATAAGCGCAACGACTTCCCTAGCCTAGTGCTAGAGGTTCAGACCTTGCGCTCTAAGATTGCAGACGCAATTATTGACAACGCGAAAGAATTGACAAAGGCTTAACGCCATGTTATACTACGACTATACAACGAGAGGGGGTGAGATACATGGACGAAGTAACGATAGAGGGTAGAGTGTGTACGGATTGCAGTAGCACGATAGATGACGGAGATGAGTTAATCATCAACGAACATGCCTACTGTAAAGAGTGTGCGTTCTTATGCTTTGAGTGTGAGAGTGTCTACGCTGTTAGTGGTCGAGGTCGTGAGTTTATTGCTGATGAGTGGTACTGCTGGGATTGCGCGACACAATGCGAACGTTGTAATGACGGGGTTCGTAATGATGACACGCACACAGTAGACAACGAGTCATGGTGCGACTATTGCTACGAGAACCACAGTTACTACTGTGAGAATTGTTGCGAGTCATCATCAGAGAGCACGACCTATGTTGGTGATACACCATACTGTGAGGGTTGCTACTCTGATAACTGCTATTACTGTGATGATTGTGACGAGTCATACCACAATGATTACCCTTGCGATTGTCGTGAGAGCGATAGTGTAGAGGGTAAGTGTTGCCGTGCCTATCGTAGTAGTGGTACTATCCACGACTACTCATGCAAGCCAGCACCTATCTTTAAGGGTACTAGCAAGCGCAACATGTATCTCGGCTTCGAGTTAGAGACGGAGATGCCAAACGTAGACTCTGCCTCATCATTTGCTTCTAGTGCTTTGCTAGGTACTGCGTACCTAAAGCATGACGGAAGTATTAGTAGTGGGTTCGAGATTGTAACTCACCCACACACACACCAAGAGTACCGCGAGAATAGTACGCTACTATGGAATACCATAGAGACACTACGCAAGGACTATGACGCTAGGTCGTGGGACACGGATACCTGTGGTCTGCACATACACCTAAGTCGTGACGGATTTAGTAGTGGCGCACACTTGCATAGGTTCATAGCCTTTGTGTACCACAACGCACCACACATGATGAAGTTTGCTGGGCGCAAGTCGCGCTTTGCAAGGTTTAATGATGTGTACACCTTTGATGAGTATGACCGCCCAGTATTCTCTATCAAGCACAAGGTTGGCAATCCCAACCGACATAGCACAGAGAGATACTCAGCCGTTAATACACAGAATAAACACACAATAGAATTGCGCTTCTTTAGAGGCACAATGAAAACAAGTGGCGTGTTAAGTGCCCTAGACTTAGCACAAGCCATGGTAGAATACACTAGGGAACTACGACTAGATGATGTCAAACTTGGCGCACTATCTTGGGAGTGGTTTGCTGACTATGTAGTGTCCAACAATGGACTCTACCCCGACCTATACTCTAGGTTGGACAAGATACAATCGGTAGACATTAACAACAAGATAACTGCTAACGCTTAGGGAGATGATACTATGTGCTTACTTGTAGTGTGCGAGCCAAACTCCACACCAAACAAAGCAGACTTACACGCTGGTGCGTGTAGTAATCCACACGGATTTGGCTTTGCTATTCATGCTGGCGATAGGATTATCTCAGAGCGTAGCATGTCTGCTAAAAAATCTATTGCACGCTTCTTGGAATTACGCAAGCAATTCCCTGACGGCTACGCCATGTGGCACGCACGATACGCCACACATGGTGTTAAGAACGAACAGAATTGCCACCCGTTTAAGGTTGGTAATGATGAGCGTACTTACCTAGCACACAATGGTGTGCTTGACATAAGTATCGGCAAGTCCGACAAGCGTAGTGATACGCGTGTCTTTGCTGAGGATACGCTACCTAGAATTGGTGGCGTGTCCGCACTTGATGACGATAACGTATGGATAATGGCTGAGACTTGGGCTAAAGGTAGCAAGATTGCTATCATTACATGTGACCCATCAGCGCAACACCCTATGTATCTACTCAACGAGTCGGCTGGTTCATGGGACAATGAAGGTATCTGGTGGAGTAACCAAAGTCATAAGCGTACTACCTACCTAGAGCCTGTCAAAGTTACAAACTATGACGACAAACTGTGGGACTACACAGTAGATGTAGACTTAGAAGTCTGCCCCTACTGTGAGTCTGCCACAGACTTGACAGACAACCCGTACTACTGTAACATGTGCCAGTCATGCTTTGATTGTTCTATCATGATAGATGACTGCCTATGTTACACACCGAACAAAGATTGGCAAAGCACAAGAAGCCTAGCCAATTTCCTATACGACTACTAGAGAGGTAACCTATGTCCAACAACACAATTCTAAATCTCGCTGAGGAATTACGCATTATCGCAGACGAGATTTCATACAACGCAGTCGACACATCAAGCGACTATCCAAAGCGTGGTACTATCGTGAAAGCACTTGCTTCACAGACACGCTTTAAGCCTAAGTCTATGTGGGTATCACTAGGCAACGGCACATACAAGCACCTTACGGGTAGCAAGGGGTTAGTCACCACACATGACAGACTCGACGGCTACACAGAAGTAGTGTTCGAAGCGTAAACATAACTAAATAATTTATCTCTGCTAAGCCCTGCGCCTTGATGTGCAGGTATGCCTGAGATAAAACTCCTGAGTATGAGTATAAACTGCTCACTTAACTTTATAGATTGGAGATACTATGGCAGAGTTTCTACATGAGGTTGTTGCTCAACGTGAGCGTCAATCATCACCAGTATTCCCTGCACAGTACGCTCCACTCTATCGTGGCGTATACATACCAGCATGTTATAGTAACCTTATCTATAATCTGCCTGAAGTTATACGAAATGTCCAAGATTGGTGGGATACCCCGTCATGGCGACTAGTGCGTGCTATCTTTAGCACCATTGGTTGCGAACATAGGTGGGTATTTGACATTAGTCTAAGCAATACAGTACAATACAAGTATTACTGCATGGATTGTAGGTCAGAACACACACAACAAATAAGAGAGGAAACACTATGAGCGAGCAAGTACCGATAGGGTATGTGACTATCACAGAGACAGACACAGACGGCAAGGTAATCTATGGTACATTTAGTACAGCAGACGAAGCTTTAGAGTTTGGTTCTAAGTTAATTAACTTCGAGTCTTACCCAATCTATGCACCAGCACTACACTAAGGAGACAACATGAGTTATGAACCACCACTTGACGACGACGTAGCATTAGGATACGATGATGAGGAAGAACTCGACGAAGAATTCGACGAGATGACAGAGATAGCACTAGAGAGATAGGAGATAGAGTATGCAAGGTCTATGCACAGGTCATGAGAACCCTGACCTATGGTTCAGCGAGTCTATTGACAGCGACATCGAGAACAATCGTGTCAATGAAAATAGTCCAGAGTACAAGCAACGTATCGCTAATGTAAAGACTGCGCTATCTATCTGCAACGCATGCCCTGTCAAAGCAGAATGCTTTGCTGAGGGTATGAAACGAGAGAACTTAGACAATGGTATTTGGGGAGGCACTCTACCTGGTGAGCGTGTCCTACTTGCGAATGTTTCGTTAACATGGAATAATCGTAGGTCTATGATTAACTTCGCACACAGAGTAAGGGCAACCACTAAATGAAATCATTAACTTTCTTACTACTCGTAGTGATTGCACTGCTAGTAACAGACAATTCAAAACCTGCCACGGACACAACAGACAAAGGCGTGCGCGTAGAATGGAATGTCGTTGATAGCAAGGCATACGCTAGAGACAAGCTCAACGAGTGGAAAGATAATCAGGTGTCATGTCTCAACAGATTGTGGGGTAAGGAATCCGCATGGAATCCTGATGCCTTCAATCCTATCCGTGTAATGGGGAAGCACGCGGGTGGGATTCCACAACTGTTGGGGCTTGACCCTGACACACCAGCACCACGACAGATAGAACGTGGGCTTGATTACATTTTCTACAGATACGGCACACCATGCGATGCATGGACTCATTGGAAAAGGAATGGTAACTACTAATGGGAGAAAAGATTATGTGTAACTCGTGTAACAAAGAGGTAACGGGAGAAGTTAAGATTGTGTTAAGCAACAAGAAAGGTTGGGGTGTGACTCATAAAGCAGAACAATACTTTCACGCCACACCAATTGACTGCGCTAATGCAGTCGAACCAGTTATTATCCTTACGAATAGAATGAGAGCGTTACAAAATGGCTAAGCATGTAACAGAAATGCGTCCTGATTACAGTCAGGCTATGGACATACGCGGTGAACCTACACTAGTGTGCCCATGCGGTTGTGAGATTTGGAATCTCAAGACTATCTTTGATGACGACGGAGAGATTGGCATGTACTTCCTTGACATGGAGTGCGCTGAGTGTGGTACACTAGCAACAGCACCAACACCAGAAGGAACGGAGATAGAGGATGACTGAGTTTCTACATCATATAGTTAAGAAGCGCGAGCGCGATGAAGAGTATCGAACATTAATGATAGAGCCACCAACTCTAAGAATACCTAGTGCTCTGCTAGATGCAATCAATCGTGACATGGAAAGACAGTACAGGTACAGAGACCCATGGGCTGGAGAGGAAGAAGCAAATGGCTAGCTATGAATACAAGTGTGAAGTTGACTCAAGCACTATCACAATCAGTAGGGGTATGACCGAACAGGAAATCATACCTTACTGCGACAGTTGTAATGAGCCAATGGTAAGGGTGTACAGTGCACCACCTGTCAAGTTCAATGGCAGTGGATTCTATTCAACAGGAGGATAAATGGAAGATAGTGAAGAAACATTTATTTGCTGGCGCTGTGAAGAGAAAACACATTTAGATTACCAATACGTGATGGGATTAAAATATGTATGTGAAGGGTGTTACGATGGTTGATTGTGTAGTATGCGATAGCGGTGGTTGTTCAGCCTGTGATGTACAGTCTGATGAACTACAGTTCGCTAGCATGAAAGAGATTGAAGAGTTCTACAATGTAAATGGGGAAGCATTGCATGTTGACCCAGCAGAGCTGGACTTAGAGGGCATGATACAAGAGATGATAGATTCAGAGGTTGATTTTGATAGAGAGTTTGACCCTGATACCCAGTAAAGAGCGCGAGATGAGTTCATTCCGCGCCCTTGCAATCATATCAGTAGTGTTCCTTACTGCTCTGACTCTATTGGTGTACCTAATTCTTGGTATGATGAGTCTTCTGATGGCTCTGTTTCCGTGGGCTCCGTAATATCAGTATCGTAGTACGGCTTAAAGCCACCCAACTTATTGACCAGTCGCTTGATAGCTCTGTTACCTCTCATGCGTGCTGCGTCATCACTACCTAGTGATAAGTAATTGCTTATCTCTTTGTAGTCCATAGACTCTGCATATCGGAAGAAGAGTATCTTTCTATCCTCTTTACTTAACTTCCAGTATGCGGAGTCTATCTCCATCATCATGACAGATAAGTTTCCACCTTCTGATGGGGCGCTTGGACGCCCTGGTCTGCCTAAGTTTAACTTATGAGTGACACCATACTCGTTACGTAACACAGCAGGGAGCAGTGCTTCTACAACATCTGCCTCATAGTAATACAAGTCAGACACATCATAACCAACTGACTTTGCCTTCCACTTCTGACAGTAATCTAATGCATGGTTGCGAAGGCTACGATAGATAAGGTTCTTTGCATCCTTGTTACCTATCTTCTCCCACTCAGCTACCTTGTTAGGGTGCTTAGCAAACCACTCATATAGACTCTGCTTGATATCTTCAAGTTCAACCATGTCAAACTTGCGATGATACTCAGAGGCTACTGCCGTGATTACATATTCCCACGGCTCAATTTGTTGCCAGTTCATTTGCCTTTGCTTTCTTGTATAGTCGTGTCGCTGACATTAAATCATCTACTGTAATCAAGAATCCCTTAGACAAATTAGGTGGAATGTTACACGTAATCTCTCTACCAAACTCTTTGACTGCATAGCGCAATGCATCTGTTGGGACAATGAGTGTGCTCTCTTCAAGCACGAACGCCCAGTAAGAAGCCTCAGTCACACCTAACCCTGATGGTGCCCAGTCCTCAATCTTCTTGAAGAAACACTCAGTCTCAATGTATAGGTTGTTAGTCTTAGCCCACTTGCGGTCGCGCTTAACTTCGACAGTACGTCCACCAGTAAGCAACTCATCTACTAACTGCTCGCCCTTGCGTCCGTATCCAAAGTCTAAATCGAATGAAGATTTGTTAGTCATTGTCCCATTGCTTTCGTAAAACCAGCAACCCAATGATTGCATAGTTAGCCATGTCCTTGAAGGAATCTTCTAAGGATTCGTGCTCAGGGTTTGCACCACTGTCAATCAGGTTATTGATTCGTGCTAACTTATCATGCATACGTACACGCAAGCCATTGATTGCACCACCTGGTGCTTGTGAAATATTCTTAGGACCATAGTCCTTATGCTTACTCAGCAACAACTCAGACAACTCATTGATTGTGTTGCTAAGGTGCACCTCTAGGTGGAGCTCGCGTGTAATAGCGGTATCGTTAAAGTTACTTTCAACCGTGCGTCGTCCTTCGAGACCGACTCGATTGGTAATCCTAACCCCGTTAGATACTGGATAATCTGCCATATTTCTTCACTCTCCATCTTCGAGTAGCTGTTTAAGTTCATCATCAATTCCCACCATACTAGAGTCAACAATCATATCTTCAATAACTTCAAGCACCGTACTTGGGTCTGTCTCTGCGGAGAACAAAGTCATGTACGTGTCCTGTGTTATCGTTCGTATCTGTTCAGGTTGCTCTGCGTAGCGGTACATACAACGTAACAACGAACCAATCATAAGGCGATAGCCGTTAGGCAATACCAATGCTGGGTCGAACTCTTCATCATCTTCAAGCAGATGGTCCGTTGCTTCGAACACATTATCAAAGTGTTGTCCACATTCTGGACAAGGATTAATCTTATTCTTCATTTGTTAATCCCATCTTTTCTTTAATGAAACCCGCACCGTACTTTGTGTACGCCGAATTAACATCTTCCCCGTCACCGAATCCCACGATAGTGACTGGTAGTTCTCTTGCCAAACTGTTTGCGAACTCTCGTCCTGGTCCGTCTCCGTCTGCGAAAACAAAGATGCGCTCGAAGTCAGCAAGTAATCTTGTGTAATGTTTCTTCCATGAGTTTGCTCCTGGGACTCCGACGCATGGGATTCCAACACATCGTGACATAGTAAGAGTGTCGAGTTCACCTTCGCATACTCCAATCCAATCGCCTGCTCGTTCAATATCTAATACGTTGTACATCTTCGTGTCTGCACCTACCATACCCATGTACTTAGGTTCAACGGCAGGGTTAAGTGAGCGAAAGCGTATATCCACAATGCCTGACTTAGTTACATAAGGTATGCTAAGCCTGCCAGTATACTGTTCGTGTCCTGGTTCAGGCTCCGCGACTACGCCTAATCGTGCCAACCGCGCTACCTCCAGAGTTATACCTCTGCTTCGAAGGTAGGCCTCTGCCTGATAGATGCTTTCCTGGTACTTTTTGGACGCTATGCCCAAGAGTTCCTTCTGCGAATTTTGCTGCCCCACGTATGTCACATCCTTCTTGTTGTGCTATGATTTGTAAACTGTTTCCTTGTACACCGCAGGCAAAGCACACGAATAGATTATCGTCTAAGTTTGCCGTTCCACTTTGATGTGAGTCACCATGAAACGGACACTTAAGATTGACTTGCCCATGGTCACGACGCATACTAGCACCATAGTGTTCTAGTACAGCCTTGATGCTGGGTAAATCATTCACCGAATACATCTCCTAATCGTAATACTAAATATGAATCTGCTATTGACTTTCCTCTAGCCTTGATAAGTAACGCTGGGAGGACGGTGTCACGGTCAATACCCCTTGCTTCCGCATAATGCGTTGCTTCAATTTGTGCTTCTTTCGTCCACCCACTAAGGTCAATGGCGTTGCCTGCACCTGGTGCTTTACATTCGATGATGCCAATGCTTCCAAGGAAGTCTTTGCGGACAACAACGTCGCCCTCATCTCTTGCACCTGTTCGAGCAAGTCGTTCACTATCGTATCCATTTGCTCGAAACCAATCTCTGATGTCGGTTTCAAAGGTTGCACCTCTAGCCTTGTGGCTTTTCCGTGTCGTCATCTACTTCGTATTCCTTTGGTAGTTCGAACTTCTCAATGACTGAACGTAATCTATCTTCGTACTCTTTAGTTAATGCAGCTACTGCATCTTGCCAGCCTTCGACATATGCTTCTTGCTTCATAATCTTAAGCGTCTTTTCCATTAGCATTTTTCTCCTTAAACATTCTCTGGTATATCATCAATAAACATGTACTCAGGATTGAAAGCAACCCATGTCATGAGTCCTCCTCCTGCGTCAGCTCTACCGTATCTATTCTTAACAGGTGCAACACCCATAGAAGTACCAACAACGCCGAGGGTGCATATAAGAGCAGGAAGTTGAGCAACCTTACCCTGAATAGCCGACCGCGGTTGACATGGGCTACCTTGGACAGCCTCCGAAGTGTGGTGTAGTACAACCACTGCAGCGTTAGTCGCTCTCGCAAGATACTTCAACTCCTTCATGATTGCACGCATAGATGCAAACTCTTCACCACCATCGGTGGCTACATCCATTAGATTATCTACAACAATCAATGTTGGTGGGCAACCCCATAGTTCTTCGAAGGCTTGCACTTCTTCATCAATATCTTGTAGTGTTGGTGCTGATTCAAATGACCATACAATGTGGCTACCCTTTGCAAGTGTTGCCTTTGTCCAACCATGGTCTGTATTCATCAATGCTTCAACGTCAGTCTGTGACTTACCTGAAATCATTGAGGCTAATCGCATAGCCATCGTGTGTGCATTGGTATCTGCTGAGATGTAAAGTGTTGGGACTTTCATCTTCAGCGCTAAAGCCAGTGCTAGTGTTGACTTTCCGACTCCAGGTGCGGCTGCGAACATCGAAACCTCAGAGCGCCTAATGATAATCTTGTTACTTTCGAATGCCTTAAAGCAACTAGGGAGCGGTTCTCCACCAATACTGGAACGACCAACTGAGCGGACAAGTGTACGCATCCTGATTCATTCCCTTCTGTATAGAAAGAACGCAGCCACTTCTGTGGTGTGCGTCGGTAGCTGCGTTCCTTCATTAACGTTTTAGTTTACTGGCTTGCACTGGTCGGGTGTCCCCTGTGGGGTTGGGCATGCCCAGAAAGCGTAAGGCTTCCCACTCGCTTTGCTCACTCCCTGTCGGAAGATTCTCGCTCCGTGTACGCACGTCGGGCTCGCTGTTCCTGATGGAGTTACCGCGCTTGGTGGAGGTGTAAGTGACGGACCCTGCCCCTGGCTGGGAGCGGAGGACGTGAATTGCGTAGTGCTTGGAGTTGAAGGCGTGGTCCCCAAAGGGGCTGCATTGTAAGCACCTACAACCAATCGTTGTACCGCTGCTACTTGTGTTGAGTAGTCACCAACACCTTCAAGCAACACACTTAGTTCGTCAGCGGTGTTAGCGCGGACGTTAATCATGTCACCAGCAGGTGTCTTGTAACTAACTTGTAGTTTCCATTCTTCCATTTGTTATCCTATCTTCGTTGAGAACTGACAGTGTGCTGTCAATCCACATTTATATTGGCAGTTGTTTGTGTTCGGTAAAAAGATTCCAGCCTTACGAGCCTTATCAAATCCTGCTACAAGGTACTCAAGTTTGTCCTCTGTGTACTGCTCGAGGCTAACAAGAGGAGACACACCGTGCTGACGTGCCATCCAATAAGTCCCCCACTTAACATCGATACCAAAGGTCTTTAACATACCGACCTTGTAGAATCCAAGTTGCAGTGTATTGGTTGGTGTTTGCTGAGAGGTTTTCAAGTCGACGATAACCAGTTCGCCATTGACTTCAAACACCCTATCAAGAATCATCTTGACTGGCACGCCAGCAAATTCAGGTAGCATCGCTAACTCAATGGCTGGTACGCCCTGTGGTGTTTTCCACAGCTTCCAGTTAGGGTTAGCCTTACGCCAATCAATGTACGCCTGTACCCATTGAGGTCCAGTCGCTTGCCAAAAGTTAACATCTTCCTTCTGTGGGTTAGCCTTGGTTGCTCGACCACCAACACGTGCATTGGTCAGGTCCTTGTCACCAAGTTCTTGTGCCCAAGCCTTAGCCCATAATTCATTCTGCATTTTCTAAGTCCCACATTTCTGTCGCTGTATGGAAGGCAGAGCCACCTACTGACCAGACTGATGGTTCCTCAGGAACCTGCATGAGTCGACCAAGGTAGTACTGGTAACCGCAGTCGACATAGGTACTGAACGCTGAGTAACTCACGTGTTCAGGTAATTCGTAATCTCCAAGTTGTATCATGAGATAACTATAACACACTCGGACATCAGTGCCACTAGGCATACCTGAGTCGCTTACTTACATGGTCAGATTCTATGTGTATAATTAAATATAATATATAATAATATAAACCCCCGAAGGGGGTTATTATATATATAATATATATACTATAGGAGATACTATGTTAGAAGTTTTCTTTGGAGTATTACTAGCCATCGCTGTACGCGATGTCTACTTAGAACTGATTGAAAGATACAGGCAGTACCGATTCAAGAAAGATATCAAGGCTATGAATGACCTACTTGAGGACATTGAAGCCGACGATGATGACATCAAGTAACATTTAGAAACGACAAAAGACCCCCCAACCTAGGGTGATTACCTTAGGAAGGGGGGTTTCTTGTTGTTATGGGCCTGCTAGGGCCCTTAAATGGTTACTCTGAGCCTTTGCCGTAGGCAGTCTCTTTAGAGTCTAGAGCCTTTAGGATAGGTGCAGCAAGTGATGCGAGGAATGCTGAACCTAATGCCTTAGGGTCTGTGATTCCTGCGATGTACATTGCTAGCACAGATGCGAAAGCTGCACGTAGGTATGTGCCTGCAATAGCAACTAGTTTCTCTGTATTCATAAGTCCTCCTTAGGACGTAGGATTTGACGCATGGACTTTGCAACAAGTGCAAACTTCAGTCTTATACGTTTTCTTGCTTGGCGATGGTGTGAGTACCGCCTTCACCTGATTGATTACCTTAGGCTGATTAAGCCACCAGAACCAAGGTGAAGTATCATTGCCCGCCCCATCATTGATTGAAATGTGTAGGTGCTTATTGTGCTTGTTGCTACCTGTGTATTCACGGTCGCCTTCTTTCGCACGTTCTGCTGACCAAATCTTTCCCTTGAAAATCAGGTACTTGACTCGCTTATCTTCCTTTAGTTTCTGGAAGATGTCGACGCAGTCGATGCCGTGCTTAGGGTCATGGGTTAAATCTACAGCAAGACCTGTGTTATGGTCGCTGGTTGGATTCTGTGCCTGATGTGCTTTCGACGGCAGAAGTCCATCGGATACTTTCAAACGAGAGGGCGCTATCGCTGTGGCTTGTCGAAGGACAGCAGTAGCGGCAGGTGTGGCTTTCTTGACAACAATTTTCATTCATTCTTCCCTCGCTGTAACATCATTTGGTATAGAATTTCTACTTTTTCTTCCAGTCTAATGACGGAATCTTTAACACTTGAACCACCATTGGGCTTAAGTTCGTTGAGGTAGTGCTTGACTAGCCACTTAACGGCTCCAAGGAATCCACCTATAATTGTAAGTACTGCAACGGCTACCGTTGCGTAGTCTTGTGGTTGCATTAGACTGTCCTAATCGTGATATCAATGACACCACCATAGCCTGTGAAGCCACGGTCTGGAGGTGTGAGGCGGGTGAAAGAGATTTGTTCAATGACAGCCTGACGTGACTCACCTGTGGTTAAGTCCTGCCATGTTACAACGTCACCATTTTCTTCAATGGATTCTAACTGGCCAATTCTATCGAAGGCCCTGCCTTCATAGCCAGTCTGCACATTGTATCGGTCTGTCTCCACGTCATAGCAATAGACGGGGAATCTCATTACTCGCTGGCGAGGCGTAGCGATAGTCGCCTTAGCCTGGTAGCCCTTCATGATTGGTCCCTTGGTAGCATCAGTACCATCACGATATAGAATAAACTTGTAAGCCAGATACTCCTGGGCTTCTTGTGGGTTAGATGTAGTTACTTCTACTGGAGGTACAGATGAATCATATGATACGACATCGTACTCAGTACCATCAGCAGTAACTGTTTCAAGGGTCATAGACCCCTTACTGAAATCACCACGCGCAACAAGGCGCTTAAAGTTCTTGGGCTCTAGCGTATTGTATCTGATGTAACCTGTTGTTAGGTACCCTGATGGGTATAGGTTTGCTGACTCAAGATAGACTGCACCATCAGTTACTTTATAGGCAGTTGTAAAAGCAATGCGGTCAGTTACTCCGAGGAATGCACACGCTGTTGTGTAATGTTCAGCTGTCTGTGAAACATACACATCGTTTGCATAAGCAAAACGTAATGGGCTTATCTCTAAGCCAAGGTCAATGCGGGTAAGTCCACCGTCTAGCGCACCAACTCCAGTTGCAGCCCATACGAATCTATCTCTACCAGCAAAGTCGTAGACTGGCTGTGATGTTTCTAGAATAAGTGGGCCATAGTTAATCGAACCATCTTGGTCTGATACAGTTGCAACACGTACACCCTTGTTAGTTCCGATGCACATGTAACCTAGGTAATAGTACAACTTCTCGACGAACTCACCAGAAGGTAGTTCTGCTGCAACAACAGCAGATGTTAATGTTGGCATAACACCAGCAGTTGTAAGTGTGTACTTCTGAATGGTTGAGTAGATACCTGAGTGACCAGCAGTATAAATAGCAGGACCAGAGGCGGCCACAGAAGTGTAATGATAATTAGTATTGGGGTTAGTGTACACTGGGCTAGGAAGAGCAGATGCGTTAGTTGCTAACTCGTAGACAGAATTGTTTACACAAAGAATAATACGGTCTTTAATAAACTCCATTGTAGCGTTTTCAATAACAACACCAGTAGCAGTAAACATTGGTGATGGTACAGTTGTTGTGTTATCAGTCAACGCTTTCTTGTACATGTGGAGTTTATTAGCACCACCTGCGGTAGCGTTTGATACCCAATAAGCATTTACACCATCATCACAGATAGCACGTACTGGTTCTGCGCTTCCAGTATTGTAATCAATAAAGTGGGTAACTGTTCCATCGGCAGCAATCTTATCTACGTCGTACTCATCATGAAGCAGAATACCATTGATACCGCTCCACTGAATAGAACGTGCATGCTGGTTAGGGTGTTGATGGTCTGTGCCTGTAACAGCACCAGTAACTTGATGTGTATTAGTTACATCATTGAGTAGCGTTACTTCACCTTGTGTCCATACATCTATGCCCCTGCTATCGGCAAAGCGATAGTGGTCAGGTGAGTTAGATGTAGTGCTTGCTGGGTCATAGAATGTTATACCGTCCCCGCCATGAAAACTTTGCTGGCTACGAATCCACCAACCAGTAAGTGATTGCTCACCTGGTTCAGTCTGATTGTCAAACTGTTCCTTACGGAATGGTGCAGTCTGTCGGATATAAGGGCGTGCGTCATTGATTGCATAGATGAATGGCATACCGCCAAGAGCGGTATCATATGCCACATCAGTGTTTTGCCAGATAGCAGATGTAGCAACTACACCTACGTCAACAGCAATAGCTCGCGTTGCACGACCTTCGGTAATATCACGACCAGCCACGTAGACTCCTTAGCCTTGTTGTTGTTTTTCTTGCGCTCTTTGTTTAATCATATCTAGTGTCCAGTACATATCATAGTACCCAACGTCAAGCGAGAATCGCTTAATGTGTCGTACTAATGCACCAGTATGTGCATGTAATTGGATTCCTGCTTCTTGCATCTTACGGAAGAAGACAATGTCTTCACCTACATACCTGTCGCCAACGTTTTCTTGCTCAGCAAACATCGACTGGTCTGGAAACTTCTCACGCATAGGTGCGATGATTGACTTGTGCATCAACACAAAACCAAAGCCTGCACTATCTACCTTAATCAGTTCATCGGGTGGCAGTGGATGTACATGCTGGATACTAAACTCATCAACATTGTAAAACAATGCTGGGTATGGCTTAGCCAATGTGCCCTCATGCTCCTTGGAGATGAAGTATGTACCGCTAACTACTGGTCGATTAATCTTGTCAGCTGCGTTCCATAGTTTAGTAACTACTTTCATGTCGATTACAATATCTGAATCAATCCATAGAAGCCAGTCGCTTTTAATCTGGTCAGCCCAGTAGTCAAACAGAACCTGGCGTTGTCTGCCAATCTGATTGCCCTGTACTCGCATACTGTGGGTCAGTTCGATGCCATTGTTAGCGCACTGTAGAGCTACGCTAACGACACCTTCTGTGAACTTACCATCAGTGTTACCGTTGTCACACCAGCCAATTGCTAGCGTTCCCTTGTTTACTTTAGCCATTGTGTCCCCTTATGTTGTGGCAAATTGCCCATATACTATTATGGCATACCTTGTCAATAGGCAAAAATTAGTTGAGCAGTTTTAATCCTTGCTCAGGGATAGTCTATTTAAGCAGGCAGAATCGGTGTGGATTGTTCCGCTTCAGGGTTTTCTAGCCATCGTAAGTATGCTTGATAGTCTGAGTTAGATTCATCCATAGGAATTGAACTTGTTTCATTTTCCGTAACTCGAAGAACATACTCACGACCTTCATTGGTTGTGTATTTTGTATAAATTGGTTGTGTCATTTTATCTCCTATAGTTCAGCACTTGCGGCTAAGTAACCATTAATGCCAGAGTCTGTTGTTAAAAGGTATGTTTGTCCACCTGCTGCTCCACCAGTTGCTGGGAAGGGGGCAAAAACTAAAATCATTGCTTTTGATACCGCTTGTGCAATTGGCACTGCAGTTAATGCTTGATAAGTGCCAGACACATTATAAACATTATAATTAGAAGCAGTGCTTGTAGCAGATAAAGTAGGTTTTACTCTCATTGTTACTGGCAATCTCCACGCAATATATCCAGCACTTGAACTGTATAAAATTCCAGTACCAAATGATGCTCCTTGTTCGTCTGGAAGTTCACGGTAGTAGTACCTCTGACAGGCGCTAAGTTCTCCTTGGATTGTTCCAGTGGCAGTTTGGAAAGCGGTAGCAACTGAACCTGCTTCTAACTGTACGCCCCAGAAATCTATTGTTTGTGAACCAGTTAAACTGCTTGAGGCAAATACAGCATTGAGATAATTACCTGCGCCAATTGTTTTACCAGAAATGCTAGGAACACTTACTGTTGCAGTAAATCTTTGCCAAGATGTTGTAACGCTATGACTACCAGCACCAGTTGAAACTGCACTTGAACCACCTGAACCAAAGTTTTGTACCAATGTACCGCTTAAAGTGGTATTAGCGCTTGCTTTAGCCCAGAAAGAAAGTGTTGCAGTTTGACCCGCAAATGTCTGGACTCCTTCAATTCTTTGTCCAAACTCTACATAAGTAGCAGTCGAACCTGCGGTATACCGAGCAAAATATTCACCTTCATAACCTGCCACAGGTGCGGTTCCAGGTGTAAAAGTTTGACGAGCAACAGTTGATGAACCCGCACTAAAACTTGTGTAAATGTACCATCGGTCAGTTGTGTAAGCAGTTGTGTTATTTGTCAATGTAATACTTGTACCACGCTGCCAAACTCCAAAATCACCGTTAATAATTTTATTTTTACCTGCTGCGTAGTTGCCTTGATAGCGCAAGCCTGTTGAAGTGGAACTATCTGCTACAATTTGCTCCCCATCGTTTCCCACAGCCAATCTTGCTGGTGCTGTGGAGTAACCGAATAGGTCACCCTTTGCTGTTAACGGCGAGTTAGCCGTTGTTGGAACTCTACCTGTAGCCATTAGTTGCCTCCTAGGAGTAGTCGTGCTTCTTCTGCTGTAATGCCTAACTTTTTAAGCAACGCCGCTTTTTCCGTTTGTTTTGCGTCTTGTTCATTTTGGATTGCCAACGTTGCTGCCTGATGTGCTTCGTATGTAGCAAATTCCTCATCATTCATTTCACGGTCTATCACTTCATTAGTTTCAATGTTGTGGATTCTTGTCATTGGTCTTGTCATTAGTTCACCCCGTATGTTAAAACAGTTCCGCCAGTAAAGTTACCGCTGCCACGATTGAATGTGACTTGTGTGACCTGTGATGTAGCATTTTCAGCAGCACCACCTTGCATCACGCCAATTGTTCCAACAGTTGATTCAAAACGACCATAAATTGTAATTGGCATATGCAATGTTGTTGAAGTGTAATTGTCAATTTGAACATACCAAGCGTTAATTGTTCCAGTAAGCGAACGATTAAATGCAGTCAATTGTGTTTGATTCATTGTGTACCCTGCGGCGTTTTCCAAGCCTGCAAAGTATTCACCATTGGTAGAACCCCATTGCATACCGACCGTGCTTGCGGTGCTTCCAGTTACCCTTGAAATTACAAAAACGATTGACTTGTATCCAAGACCCCAACCACCGATTGTTGTTGTGGAACCACTTAACGTTGTGGTGGAAATCAATGTCATTCCGCCGCCAGCGGCAGGTGTTGCCCAAGTTGGAACACCACCTGAAACTGTAAGAACCTGACCAGTTGAACCAACAGCCAATCGAGCAGGTGTATTAGCAGCACTGGCATACAAAGTATCTCCAGTAGTAGTCAAAGTTGCAGTTGCTTCATTGGCCCATTTGACTCCATCTGCCTGAGCAGAGTCAGCCATAAGTACCTGATTGTTAGAACCAACTCCCTGGCGAACCAGGGTGGCGTTACCAGTAGCGACAATAATATCGCCCTTGGTTGTCAATAGCGTTGGTTGAATACCACCTTCAACCGAAGGTATGCGTCCAACTGTCATTTATGATAACTCGCTTCCGAAAGCATTGAATGAGAATGTTGCTGCTGAGGCATAGACTGTTACTACATCTGTAGCAGCAAGTGTGATACCAAGTGTTAGTGTGTCAGTGGCATTGCCAGGTAGAGACACATCGTAGGCTACATAGTGTTGTGCTGCTAGTGAGGCTCCTGCTGGGCGTACCGCTACGCGGTAGGTACCTGCAGTTGCTGTCTGGTTAGCAATGGTGATTGTAGATACAATTGCCTGTGTTGCCGATGGCACTGTGTATAGTGTTGTTGCCGTGGTAGCAGACGGGTTAGACTGCCCTAGCACCTTGTATGTTGTTGGCATTATTATTTCTCCTTAGTTACATTCCACCGAGCATAAACACGGTTGGTGTGGGGTCAGTTGTTATTGCAGCCCAACTTGCAGTTGTGCCGTCAGTTGTTAAGTATTCTCCAGCATTACCAGTCTGACTAGGTAGAGCATCAACTGATGCCCAAGATGAAGTTGTACCATCTGTTGTTAGATACTTGCCAGTTTGTCCAGTTTGTGTGGGAACTACATATACAGATGATGTGTCAAGAGATACTGTTACAGCACCCGATGTCCCACCGCCTGATAATCCAGTTCCAGCAGTAACTCCTGTAATGTCGCCAGGGTTTGCTGCAGTCCATTCAAGTCCTGTAGCGGTTGCACTGTTAACACTTAGAACATAACCATTGGTTGCAGCAACTGTTAATTGGTCAAAGGTGTTTGTGCCTGTTCCAACTAGCAAGTCACCCTTAGCATCAAATGCACCCGTCAATACTGCAGCAGCAGATGCTGCACTTGCAGCAGCACTTGTTGCTGATGTTGCAGCCGATGTTGCAGATGTGGCTGCGCTTGATGCAGATGTAGCAGCAGCACTTGCTGATGTAGCAGAAGCGGTAGCAGAAGTAGCAGATGCAGTAGCGCTTGTAGCAGAAGCGGTTGCTGAATTAGCAGAAGATGTTGCTGATGTAGCAGCACTAGTAGCACTTGTTGCAGCAGCAGTAGCAGAGTTTGCAGCCGATGTTGCGTATCCTGCAATTGTTGCTACTGAGTTAGCAGCAGTAGTTGCACTTGCTGCTGCGCTAGTTGCACTAGTTGCCGCTGCTGTAGCAGATGCTGCTGCTGAGGTAGCACTTGTCGCTGCTGCTGTTGCTGAACTTGCAGAGGCACTTGCAGATGTAGCAGATGCTATTGCAGATGTTTCAGAACTTCCAGCAGATGTAGCAGCAGATGCTGCGCTAGTGGCTGCAGATGCAGCACTAGTTGCTGCTGCAGTTGCTGAGCCTAGAATGCTATCTACATAGTCCTTAGGAGTAGCAGAGGATGCTGACATCCCTGCAGAGGATAGACCAGTAATTACTGGAGAACCAGAAATAGTTGGGCTTGTCAAAGTCTTGTTTGTAAGAGTCTGTGTCGCTGTAGCAATAACCACTGTGCCTGTTGTGTTAGGCATTGTGATTGTGTTGTCCTGTGTAGGGTCAGTTACAGTCAGTGTTGTTTCATAAGCATCAGCAGTTGCACCTTCAAAGACAATGCTCGCATCTACTCCAGCACCTGAGATACTAGGGTTGGTGATTGTAGGGCTTGTAAGGGTCTTATTAGTCAGTGTCTGTGTGTCTATAGTTCCGACAACCGAAGAGGAGTTAGAGATGCCGTGGACACCTGTAGAAGCCTCGATGTGGGTGTTTGCTTCGCGGTAGTCACGACCGATAGCCATATGACGGACAACTGCTCCAGCAGAGTGAGCCTGTGCAGATGAACCATCAATGGCACGTGTTACTGTAAAGGTGTTAGTCGACACCGCGGTGGCATCTAAGATTTCTTCAAGCGCTGTATCTGGGTCTACAACAACCGTAAAGGTTGTGCCCGCAGGAATCGACTGACCACCAAGAAGTGCAGTACCTGACTGCACAACTATAGTTGATGCGCCAGCAGTAACTGCACTTGTCAGTGTAGTCTGCTGCGAGCGAGAGGAGTAATTGCGTGTTGTCATTTATATTCCTATCGAGTATAATGAATTCGTGGCGGGTATTGACTTTGCATTGCTGACACTTCTTCGTTCAAGCGTTGTGAGTAAAGAGCAAAGAGTTGCTTTGTTGCTGATGCGCTTGCACCGTATGGGCGCTTGCCATCTGTTTCGTCCGCCTGTGGGCTAATCTGACCTGCACGAGCAGGGTCAAGGTAAGCCAATAATCTGTATGACGCACCAAGGATTACAATGTCACGAGCTGATTCAGAGAATCCAGTAGTGGTTGTGAATACATCTGTGCCATTCTGCATTGCAGATGGAGGTGTGGCATACATAACTTTAACTGTACGTCCTGGTGTTATATAGTCATAGATGGTTACAGTCTGTGAGTTTGCACCCCAAGTAGTTACATCTGCAAATGGGTCAAAGTCCCATCGACGAATACGAATCCATTCCTTAGAAGGACCTGTATCCTGCCAAGACATAGTTAGAATATTTTCAATACCTAAGTCTTCAAACTCGTAAGTATTAATCGCTGCATTGAAAGTAAATGTTGTTTGCTTTACAGCAAGCAGGCTGGCACCCATCGCACGGATAGTATCGTTGATAGCCTTCTTGATTACATAGCGTGGGAAGATAGGTGAGATAGTAACCTTAGCATCAGCTGCGTGTGTAGCAGCACCTGTGCCTAGATACCCACGGCCGTAAGGTGATACAGTCGCTGTGTTACCAACACGGTCGAATGAATCAACCCACATAAGTTCTTCGTCAACTTCAAGGATGCCCTTACCTACGTTACTCGTATCTCCAAGAGATAGGATTGTAGGTGAGGTGCTTGGTGAGGTTAGTGTAGTGACTGCTGTGCGTAGATACGTAGAACGGTCCTGTTGGTAGGTGTAACCTGAAAGGTTGATTAGAACTTCATCAATCATCTGTGCCAAAGTTGTCATAGGTCTATGCTCCTTAATGCAACAACTGCTGATAGTCCAGTAGTCCCAGCTAGTTCATTACAGATAGCGTTTAGCATCTTGTAATCTTTAGGCTGACGGCTTGCGCTAGCCTTAATGTTTAGTGCTGCTATAATACCCAAGCCACTAGTGTCAGCATAATTATTTGCCGCACCTTGTTCAGACTGGTATGCACTTGGTACGGGATATGTTCCACCGTTTGCAAGACGATTTAACTCGTCAGCAAATGTGCTACCTGCTACTCCTGTTGCCATTATCTAAACCTCGCAGCTTTCTTCGCTATGGACTTTGGTTGTTTTACAAACTGCTTACCCTTTGCATTACCTGCAGCTTTAGCCTGATTGGTTGCTTTCTTTTCAGATGCACTCAATGCGGACCATGCCTTCTTGGGCAAATATCTTTTCTTACCTTTAGATGGTTTACCATCAGAAGTTGTCCACTCTTCCTTGGTCCATTTCTTTAAGGACTTTTGTGACTTAGCAAGTGCCATTACTTGTAACCGCCTCCTGCTTTCTTGTACTGAGTTGCAAGCAACTGAGCCTTACGAGCAGACCATTCGCCAGGGTCGCCACCCTTTGAGCCTGCCTTAATCTTCTTAAACAAGGAGGCACGCATTGCTGGCTTAGTATAGTTACCAGCCGCATTGACTTTTGACTTAGCCTTCTTCTTTACCATTTAACTTTATCCGCCCAGTAAGCCGCAGACATCTTGCCCTTGGCAATGTTCTTAGCGTGACGTGCCTTAAACGAAGCTTGACGCTTTGTAGGTTGTCTATCGCCAGTCACACCCTGCTGACCAAAGCGAATAGTTTTGACCTTACTACCTTCTTTAGCCACAACTACATGGCTCTTCTTGGGGTGGTTTGGTGTACGCTTAGGCTTGTTAAAGCCTGATACTCCTGCTCGCTTTAGTCTTGGGTCTGACATTTCAATTCCTATCGGTTTTTGTTTTGTGCTACGACTTTACGTAAAAGTGCTTCGTATTCAGCAGTTGTGTATTCTCTGATTGTTCCAACTCGAGTCTTTGGTGAATTAGGTGTAGGGGCTTTTCTTCCTAAATCACCCATCTTAATTGTAGAGCCTTGACCAGTTGTAACAACAACTTGAGACTTCTTGGTAGCCTGTGGGCTAGGAGAAGCCTTTGGCTTTGGAGAGGCCATTTACTTCTTCTTGCCCATCTTCTTCATAACCATCTTCTTAGCAACTTTCTTAGCAGCCTTCTTCATTGGCTTGCCAGTCTTCTTGGCTTCAGCCTTAGCCATTGCCATTCCTTTTGCTGTGTATGCGAATTCCTTCATTCCTACTTTTGGCATTATACTTGTCCTATCTCTTTCATTACCGCTGCGGTTGATTGGTTTATGTTCTTTGCATCTGGCATTGAATTAGCATTGTATGGCTTATTCAATACTTCGGAGGCTGCTTCTGCCTCACGAATCTTTTCCATCGAAGTGCCACCAGGTTGAATGCCTTGTGCCTTCGCGTTAGCATATGCAGATAGTTCGTTCTCAAAGCGCTTACGTGGAGCGTTTCGCTGACTGTTAGCATCGCCAGTATTCATCTGAAGTCCTCTGGCTTTACAGCCAAAGCAATCAGGCCCACACTTAGTGTGGTCTATAAAGATATCGTTCTCATCAGGGAAAGGCTCAGTTGATGTAGCATCACAATACACACACCCATATAATGCTGAGTATGGAATCATGTCTCCATCTACTAACTTGTATTCCCATTGAAGAACTTTGCTTACGTGTTCGTGTCCCATATGTCCCTTATATTGCTGTGAAGTTTGCTTCCGTTACCCCAACGCCGCCAGCAATAAGTGCTGCTTTTGTTGCGTCATCTACGGTATACTGGCTACCGCCAAGGTATACTTCTTGGTAGGTGTCCAAGTCACCATCGTATGGATAACGAACCTGACGGTAAGTTCCATTAACTCTGATGATACTGATACCACGTGTTAACTTGTAGAATGTAAAGAGTCGTTGAACTCCTTCAAAGCCTTCATCGACAGTTGGTGTCTCGAAGATGTAATCTGTCATGACTCCTCCTTTAGTGGACTCACCACCAGGCAGGGTTT